ACATCACAAGCAACATCTATTATTACAAATACTCAAAATCGAGGAGACAGTATATATGTGTTAGATCCTGTAAAATATGGTAAAAAAACAAGTGATGCTACTGATGAAGCAGGAAATAGAAATACTTCATATGCTGCTATGTACTGGCCTTGGTGCCAAGTAGTAGATCCTTCTACAGGAGAATTAGTTTGGATACCAGCTTCAACAGTAATTGGAGGAGTATATGCTTACAACGACTCAGTAGCTGAGCCTTGGTTTGCACCTGCAGGAATAAACAGAGGAGGATTGTCACAAGTAGTTAGAGTTGAACAAAAACTTGCTGCCGCGACTAGAGACACACTTTACAGTAAAAAAATAAATCCAATTGCAACCTTCCCAGGAACAGGCATAGTAGTATATGGACAAAAAACATTACAAACTAGAGCATCAGCTTTAGACAGAGTAAATGTTAGACGTTTGTTGATTGCTTTAAAATCATACATTTCTCAAGTAGCTCTCAATTTAGTATTTGAACAAAACACTATTGCTACAAGAAATCAGTTTTTAAGTCAAGTAAATCCTTACTTAACATCTGTTCAACAAAGACAAGGATTGTATGCTTTCCAAGTAATTATGGATGAAAGTAACAACACACCTGATGTAATTGACAGAAATGAATTGATGGGTAAAATATTTGTTCAACCAACTAAAACAGCTGAATTTATATACTTAGACTTCAACATCACACCAACAGGAGCTACTTTTGGAGCATAATTTTTTAAAAATATAATATTTATAATAAACAAAAACATAAAATAAAATGGCAGTACTAAGCCCCAACGAAATATTTTTCACCGCATTTGAACCTAAAGTAAAAAATCGCTTTATTATGTATGTGGATGGAATCCCAGCTTACACAATTAAAAAGATTGGAGCTGTGGGTGTAACAATGGATGAAATTATCTTAAACCACATTAACATTTATCGTAAAATTAAAGGTAAAGCTAAGTGGGATGACATTGAAATGACATTGTTTGATCCTATCACCCCATCCGGTGCCCAAGCTGTAATAGAATGGGTACGTTTACATCATGAATCTGTTACAGGTCGCGATGGTTACTCCGATTTTTACAAGAAAGATGTAACAATCAACATTTTAGGACCAGTTGGAGACATTGTATCTGAATGGGTTATCAAAGGAGCATTCATTAAATCTGCAAAATTTGGAGACTACAGTTGGGATGATGAGGCAGCATTGTCAGAATTAACAGTTAACTTAGGAATGGATTATTGCATCTTAAACTTCTAATTTAACAAAACACAATATAAAGGAAACTCACTTAAACTTGGTGGGTTTCTTTTTTTTTCGTATATTTATATATGAACAATAAGTTACATTAAATAAAATCTATGGAAAATGCAAATGAAGTCAAATACGACTTCCCAACAGAAGAAATTGAATTGCCATCAAAAGGCTTAGTTTACCCTGAAGACAACATTTTGTCAAGTGGTAAAGTTACAATGAAGTATATGACTGCTAAGGAGGAGGACATTTTAACTAATCAGTCTTACATTCAAAAAGGTACAGTATTAGACAAAGTAATGCAAGCTTTAATTGTGTCTAAAATCAACTACAACGATTTAATTGTAGGAGATAAAAATGCAATTATGATTGCAGCTCGTATTTTAGGATATGGTAAAGACTATTCATTTGAATATAATGGAGAAGAACATACTGTAGACTTATCAACAATTGACAACAAACCATTTGAATTAAAAAATAAAGGTGTCAATGAATTTGACTTTACTTTACCATCTACAGGTGTAAACATTACCTATAAAATATTAACTCATGGTGATGAAAAAAAGATTGAAACAGAGTTAGAAGGTTTGAAAAAAATCAATAAAGATGCTTCACCTGAACTTTCTACACGTTTAAAATATATGATTACATCTGTTGGAGGAGATCGAGAAGTAAAAACTATTCGAGAATTTGTTGATAAGCACTTGTTAGCTCGGGACTCACGAGAGCTAAGAAAACATGTTAAACTAACACAACCAGATGTAGATCTGACTTTTTTTCCCGACGGAGATTCAACTGGAATCAATATTCCAATTGGGATTAAGTTTTTTTGGCCTGACTTCTAACGCAGCACCCATTGCAAGATCTAACTTATTTACCCAAATTCATGAAATAGTATTTCATGGTAAGGGTGGATATGACTGGGACACAATATACAATATGCCGCGCTGGTTACGCCAATTTACATTTAACAAAATCAATGACTTTTATAAAAAAGAATCTGAAGTAAATGAAAATGCTTCTAAAGGCAAGAATTCCAATACATTAATGGATTCTTCTGGCAAAATCAATCGTGAAAATTTCCCTAACACACAACAAAAATCTTCTTCTAAAGTTAACTATAAATAAATTATAAATATTCAATATTTATAACAAATACACAATTATATGGCAGCCAGTAGTTTACCAGATAAAGAAAAAGAAATTGCAGCTCTTAAAAAACAATTAAAGGATATTTCTGGACAAACTGTAGATTTTAAAGTTACAGGTATATCTGAAGCAAATACTGCTATAAGATCTTTAAATGCTTTAATTAAAGAGGCTACTAAAAAAGCAGAGGAGTTAGAAGAAGGATGGGGAGGGATAGCTACAAGTATCCAAAATAGTAATGCTGAAATGACTAAAATGTCTGGGGCTTCTAACATAGCCATAAAAAATTTCAGCAGTCTCCAATCTATTGCTGAAAAACTTAAATATAATCAACAAGATATTTATAAATTAAATGTAGAAGACTTAAAAAAATTACAGTTAAAAGCAGTTATAAATCAACAAGAAATTAAAGATCAAGCTAAAATAATAATAGCTAAACATGAGGCTAATGGTCTTGACGCTACTAAACTTTCATTAGGTGCAAACGGAAAAGAATTAAATAGAGCAGCTCTTGCAAGTCATGCAAAAAAGTTAGGTTTAAGTGTTAGAACACTTAAAAATGAACAAGCAATAGCTATAGCAGCTAAAGATGGATTTACAATTTTTGATGAATCAAATAAACTTCTTGATGAAGAAATTAAAAAAAGAGAAAAAATTGAAAAAAAATTAGGTTTAACAGGTGGTTTATTAAAAGGATTAAGTGCTATTCCTATACTTGGTCCTCTTTTAAAAACAGAAAAAGCTTTAGAAGCCGCTACAAAAGCTGCTGAAAATGGAGGAAGTGCTTTAGGAGTAATGGGAGCAGCTGCTAAAAGCATGGGTGGAAGTTTATTAAGTAGTTTAACTGATCCTTTAGTAGTAGTAGGTTTTTTAGTAAAAGCTTTTAAATTTTTACTAGATTATGCTTTAAAAGCAAATCAAACTATCACTGATCTTGGAAGATCTATGGGGGTGTCAAATGAAGAAGCTACAAAACTATATAAACATTTTGGAGAAATAGCAAATTTATCAAATGAAACTAATACTTTAGGAGCTGCTAATTTAATAACACAACAATCACTAGCAGAAGCATATCTTCAAATAACAAAGTTTGCAGGAGCTACTAAAGGAATAACAGATCAGCAATCAAAAGATCAAGTTTTTTATAATAAAAAATTACAACTTAGTGTTGAAGCCCAAGAAGGAATGTTTAAGTTAGGATCATTAAACAAAATGAATGGTGAAGCAATGCTTAAAACAATAATTAAACAAACAGGTGCTTTATCTAAACAAACAGGAATTCAATTTGACAATAAAACAGTAATAGAACAAGTAAGTAAAGTATCAGGACAATTATCAGCAAACTATAAAAATGATCCTACTTTAATAGCTAAAGCTGTAGTTCAAGCAAATAAATTAGGCTTAACTTTAGAAAAAGCAGCTGAAGCTTCATCTAAATTATTGGACTTTGAATCTTCTATTCAAAATGAACTTGAAGCTGAATTGTTAACAGGTAAAGATTTAAATTTAGAAAAAGCTAGACTATTAGCCTTAAATGGAGATGCTGCAGGTGCTGCCGCTGAAATGTTAGCACAAGTAGGTAGCTTATCTGAATTTCAAAATATGAATGTTTTACAACAAGAAGCATTAGCAAAAGCTGTTGGTATGACAGCTAATGAACTAGCAAATTCTTTAAGACAACAAGAAAATTTAAACAATTTAGGAGATGAAAATAAAAAACAAATAGAAGAAGCAGCTGAAAAATTAAGAGAAAGTGGTGACATAATAGGAGCAAATGCTTTATTAAATCAAACAGCAAATGATGCAGAAGCACTTGCTGCACTTGAAAAAAACAGTGCTCAAGAAGCCTTTAATATATTAGTAGATAAATTAAAAGCTACATTTGGAGAAATGGCTTCTGGTCCTTTAATGGATTTATTAAATGATTTTGAAGTGTGGTCAAGTAAAACTGAAAATATACTAGCTTTAATAGACAAGATTAGAATGGGATTTGCAGCACTTGGAGCATATATGGTTGGTAAGTTTTTATTTAATATAGCAACAATGGTAGGAGGATTTGTTACATCTGCTGGAGCTGCTACAGCTACAGAATTAGCTATTAAACGTTCAAACACTGCCCTTATTCAATCTTTAGTAACACAAGGAGCATTAACTGCAGCACAAGGAGCAGGAGCTATAGCTTCTTTAACTACAGCATCTGCAGGAACTTTAGGAATTGGAATAGCTCCAATATTAGCTGCTCTTGGAATAGCAGTAGCTGCATTTAGTACATATATGGCCTTAAAAGACGGCCACATTGGCTCAGATGGAGGATTATTAGTGTCAGGAGAAAAAGGATCGACTCAGTTATAGCAGGTACTAACTTAATGGGAGTGAATGATGGAGGAATTGAATCTGATGGTTCTAAAGGATCAATTTCATTTAATTCTGAATCTATAGTGAATGAATTAAAGACAATAGAAGCAATGCTTCAAAATACATATGACATGCATGCTAATATAGAAAAAGGAATTAGAGTACTTGCTCTGATCGAGTCAAGAGGAAGAGTATATATGGATTCTACTCATGTTGGTACAGCTGCAAATATAGGAACTTATAAAGTACAATAATTATGGGACTATTAACTAGATATACACTTCAAGGATCAGCAATGTTAGGAAGTCTCCTCAACCCAGATTTAATAACACAATATCCTTCTACTGTCACTGGCACTCCTAACAATATAAACAATCCTGGAGGACCAATTGTACCATTTTATCAAATATATAATTTTGCTGGTAACAATAATACTTATTTAAGTCACATAAATAATTTACTTGTAGACAATAGTGAATTATCAAATAACGCTAATACTCCATCTGTTTTAGCTATTACAAATTTAGACGTTGAAAACTCTGGTGTTCAAGGTGGACCATTAAGTGACATTACTACTGTTTATTCACCCTTAAACACAGGAACACCAACATCAACACAAAATCCTGGAGGTCCAACTGTCAACTTTACTCAACCATATTTACCTTCAAACACATATTTAACTAACAACCCTATTCAAGGTTTAGGAAGTGGCCAATTGGACAATTCCTTAAACATTACAAATTTAGACGTAGAAGATTCAGATGTTCAAGGTGGACCCTTAAACGACACCACCACTGATTATCCTGTGTTAAACACAGGTACCCCTACAACCACTGCTAATCCAGGAGCTGCTCCTACACGATTTACTCAACCATATTTACCTTCAAACACATATTTAACTAACAATCCAATTGAAGGAGTAGGAAGTGGCAAGTTAGACAATTCCTTAAACATTACAAATTTAGACGTTGAAGATTCTAGAGCAAATGGTGGACCTTTAAACGATACTACCACTGATTATCCCATATCATCAACAGGAACACCTACACCTACTGCTAATCCAGGAGCTGCTCCTACACGATTTACTCAACTGTATTCACCTTTAAATGCTTATTTAAATTCATCTTATAATGTTGAGCCTAACAACACAATATTAAATAACTCTTTAAACATAACAAATTTAGACGTTGAAGATTCAGGTGTTCAAGGAGGAATACCATATAAACCAGCTAATGACCCAACAATATATCCATTAGATGCAAGTGGTATACCATTAGTAACAAAAACATCAGCAATAATAGGATATTTTCCTACAGGATCATTAATTGCTACTAAATTTACTCAAACATATAATCCTAACAATACTTATTTAACATTTATTAAAAAAGAAATAATTATACATACAGGCAGAAGTGAGGAACCTAAATTTATCTAATAAAAAGATAAACATAATAAATCTTATATTTAATCATATTTATAACAAAAACACACAATTATGGGACTTTTAACTGAACTTACAACTAATGGCTCTGTGTACTCATATGGAAATGGGGTAACACCTTCTACTAATCCAGGAGCTACAACATTATCACAACTCCACGCTAATGGAAACGCGCCAGGATATTCATTAGATGGATCTGATTTTGCAACAGTAAATACTGCTTTTCAAGCATATAATGATGGAGTAAACAATGTTTTACCTCAACCGTCACAATTAGACTTAAACGGAGCAACACCAACTCAATACGTTAACAACTTACCTCAATAAACTATGCCACTAATAGATCTTACAACTAATTTAAGAGATCTTAAGTTTGGTAAGGATAGAGCTGCTGAAGGTAGTAGTGACCAGCCTTATGTTCAAACCATAATTCCTGACTATAAAACTCCTCAAAACGAAAAAAATTTAATAAACAGTTTAGGTATTGATTTTATTGTAAGAGGAGGAATATTAGCTCCCCTACATGCTGTTGAGGATATGTTAAGATTAACAACTTGGTTTGGAATTCCCCTTGGACAAGAAGACATAAGTAATATCATAGGTGCTTTAAATTTTAAAGGAAAAGTTTCATTAGCAAAAAAATTTTCTAAGCCTGAAAATCTTTGGAAAGGAATAGCTTTTACACTTAAACAAAATCTTCTTTCTAGACTATCAGTAAAAACACAATCTAGTGGAGCTTTTCTTAATGATGGACTTTATACTCCTATTTCAACTATTACTTCAGCGGGAGGATCAGCCTTTGGGTTACGTGTTAATAAACAATTAACTATCGATAACCTCATAAATCTTTTTCAAAAAAAAGGTTTAACTTTAGGTAGATATGAAGGTGAAGCATATGAAAGAAATAGCAATGATAACGAATGGGAAAAAAGTAGTAGATTATTTCAACTACAAAATTCTATAATTACAGAAACACCAATTACATTTGGAAGAATAAAACTAAGACCAGACCCAAGTATTCTTTTAAAATATGAAGGAGGACCAGGAGCTCCTTTAGGCATAGGATTCACAAATATTAAATTTGCATCTGAAAGAACATCAGGTGAAAATTCTAAAGCTAAACCTCATCCAAATCACACAACCTTAAAACCATCAGAGGTTCCTCCAGACAATATTAATACCCTTAATTACAAACAACAATCCATTCCATCTATTATGGATTTTAGAAGACTTATTACTGTTGATTATTCTACAAAAAACATAGAAAATAGACTAAATTTAGGATCACCAGGTAAGAATAAAAATGTACAATTTCCTCGCCATGACAAAATAAACGCTTTACCTTTATATCAATCAGAAAATGTAAAGTCTAACGATTTATCTTTTCCAACCACAGACATAATTCCTTTTAGAATAGGTGTTATAAACAATGATAATCCTACCTTAAAAACATACATACACTTTAGAGCTTTTTTAGACAACATAAATGACTCATATTCAGCAGATTGGAAAAAACAAAACTACATAGGAAGAGGAGAAGATTTTTTCACTTACTCTGGCTTTGACAGAAAAGTTTCATTATCTTGGACAGTTGTTGCTCAATCAAAAGAGGAACTTATCCCAATGTATAAAAAGTTAAACTATTTAGCATCTGTTATAATGCCTGACTACAGTACAGCAGGATACATGAGAGGAAATATGGTTACTTTAACTGTAGGAGGATACTTCAATGAACAGCCTGGCATCATAACTGGTTTTTCTTTTGACATGAATGATGACAGCGCTACTTGGGACATAGGCATAGATGAGAATGGAAGTGAAGATCCAACCACCAGTCAACTTCCACACCTAATAAAAGTTAAAGGATTTAACTTTATTCCAATTCATACCTTTGTTCCAAGATTGCAACAAAATGAATTTGGAACAGCTATCATAAATTCTAATACAAGTTTTACTCCTGGTGCTAAGCTTGGTGTTGAAAATGATGTTAAATATGGTAAAGAACATTTTATAGCTCTTACACCTACTAATGAAACAGGTAGTCTAAATCTATACATAATAGATAAAAAATAGATAAAAAAATCAAATGAATCGCTACCAAAACATATCTACCACTACAATTGATAAAAAGCAAGTTTATCAAACTGTACGCTATCCTGAAATTCCTCTTACAAACGACGATATTTATATATATACAACTCAAGGTGACAGATTTGATGTTTTAGCAAATACATACTATAAAGACAGTTCACTATGGTGGATAATATCAACAGCAAACACAGCAATAGCAGGAACAACATTGCCTTCAGACTTACCACAAGACTCTTTAGTTATACCTGAGGGACTACAAATAAGAATACCTGCTAGTTATGTAGCAGTGTTAAATAGTTTTAAATTTTTAAACAGTTTATAAAAAATGGGCAACATAGTAGGAGAAGGATTTGACTTTAACATTCGTAATCAAGTAGAACAAAGACAAAAAACCCACGGATCAGGATTTGGCACAGATAATAGAACTCCACAACAATTAGCTGTATTAAACAACAACACAGCTTGGGTTAAACTCATGTCTTCTGTTAATATTAAAGATTTACAGACTATTAATAATCCAGCAATTGCCAGATTTGGAAGAAAAGGTGAAGATATAGCTAAATCATTTGTGTTATTTAATGGAACATCAAAATATAACACCACTGATGGGATAAATTATACTACTACTCAAAGAGAAGGAATAGATTTTGAAAATACTTTAGGAGGAAGAGACAGTGTTTATGGCATAGGAGGAAGTAAAGACTTTGGCCTTAATCCAATGATGGGCATCACTGGAATAGATGTCAAACATAAAAATAGAGGTTCTATTAGAACAGCCACTGTGACAGTTAAAGCATTTAATAGAACACAATTTGAAATAATTGATGTTTTATACATGCGTTTAGGATTTTCTGTTCTTTTAGAATGGGGAAATTCTATGTATTTTGAAAATAATGGTACTTATATAAATGATGGAGGTAATCTAAATAGTTTAATAGATCCTTGGTTTAAAGAAAACAATTATATTAAATTTTTAACTAAAATAAGAAATAAGGCTTTATCTTCCCATGGTAATTATGATGCCGTGTTAGCTAAAGTTTCTAACTATCATTGGTCATTTAAAAAAGATGGAAGTTATGATATAACTATTGACTTAGTTAGCATGGGAGATGTTATAGAATCACTTAATGCTGGTGTATCTCCTAATAGTGTAGAATCTAATGGTGTTATTCCATTCGTCCCAAATGACACCTCAAAACTTGCTCAAAGACTTTTATCAACATCAATTAAAAGCAAATGGGGAGAAGAATTTTACTCAAAATATGTTGAAATAAGCAAAGATACAAATAATACTGGTGCTGATTATTTTGTTAAATCTATAAGAGAAAATATAGGATTTAAAGAACAAATCCAATTTCATTATCTTAAATCTTCATCATCTAGACCAGACTATATGTTTGTAAAACTAGGAAAAATTCTTCAAATATTAGAAAAAAAAATTGTTTATAAAGATCAACATAATAACAATATATTAAATTTTGACTATAATTATTCAACCAATTTAATAAGAATTATTAAAGAAAATACAATTGATACTTCCACCATATTCCCAAACAATGTAGTTATAAATCAAATGAGTTATAATCCTTTTAAATGTGTTACTTTAAAAGACATCACAATACCTCTTGCCAATACAGCTATTCAAACGGATTATGTTATTAGCAATGGATTGCCTAGTGAAAATTTTGACAACATTATTAGCAAAGCTAATGATTTTATATTATTTTATTCTCCAATAAATTTTTGGATACCAAAATCAGAAGATACTGAAAATTTTGATGTTAAAAATAATGACATTGATTATGGTCAAATAATGAACATATTAGTAAATGTTGAATTTGTTTTAGATGTAGTAGATGATAAAACAAATAAAGAAACTGGAGAGTTACCTTTAATAGATTTTTTAAAAGGAATACTAGTGGGAATTAATGAATCTTTAGGAGGAATAAATGAACTAGATATTTTTATTGATGAAACAGAACATATTGTTAAAATCATAGATAAAAACTCATCAGGAGAAAGATCAAGTAGTCCCACTACATTTAATTTATATGGATACAATAATACAAACAATACATCTAACTTTATACATGATTTTGAATTAAAAACAGAAATTACTCCTGCCTTGTCTACAATGATCACTGTAGCAGCAACAGCAAATAAAACAGTAGTAGGAGAAGATAACACTGCTTTGTCAAAAATAAATATAGGACTAGAAGACAGATATAAAACTACTTTAGAATCTAACCAAGAACCACCATCAACTGTAATTGAATTCCCATTACCAACTACAACTCCATATAAACGACAATTTATTGAATGGCAAATCAAAAATAACATTCAAATAAACGATACATCAAAAAATCTTGCTTTTGCACTGTATAATCGTGATGATAAAACTGGTGTTAAGTATACTGATAATAGGGATAATATTGAGGCAGGTTATTTTACAGGAACAAACACGAATAATGTACTAAAAACACGTTTCACATTAAATTCGGCAGGAACTCAATATGGTGAAATTATTCAAATCCTTGAACCAGGCATAAAAAGTATAAAGAGAAACATTAAACCTCCAACTCCTTACGAAACATATTTATCGGCGGCGTATAATTTAGATCAACAAAAATATTTAGGAGAAAAAAGTTTTTGGTTTTCATTGTATCATTTATTAAATGGAGATTGGACTAATGAAGATATAGATATTGAAGGTCGTTTTAAAAGTATAAATGATAAATGGAATACTTATAAACATCCTAACAATCCAAATACTAGTTGGAAATCAGGTTTTATTCCTTTTAATTTATCCTTAACTATGGATGGATTAGGAGGCATGAAAATTTATCAAAAATTTGATGTTGACACAGATTTTATGCCTTCAAATTATCCTTCAAATGTACAATTTTTAATTAAAAACATTCAACATACTGTTAAAGACAACAAATGGATTACTAAATTAGAGTCATTTTGTGTTTCTACTAGTGGAGTTAAAGAAGATAGAAGAACACCAGTTGTTACAAATACTGGACTAACCTTAGGCAACAAAATAATTATTTCAGCTGCTTATTCTAAAAATACTACTAGTGCAGATTCTTATACTGATGTTATATACATAGCTAAAATAGAAAGTGGCCAAAATGCAACTGATGATATCGAAATTTCCTTTACAGACACTTTAACAAATAAAACAGATAATAAATCATTTAATCCTTTACAGGTCCAATCATTAACAATTCTTAAAGGTTCAAATGAAATTACTTCTTCTCCATATACTTTCTTGGACGCACCATATGATTCAATATTATTTTCTTAATGAGTATAGATTTTCTTAAATTTACTAATTCAAAGTTATATTACACATATTATATGGAAAAAGGACAAAGTACATATGAACAACCGGCTCCTGCTGTAATTGTAATTTTATCTAATGTTAGTGGTAATGGATATGATCCTTTAAAACAGTTTATATTTGCTGGTGAGTCTTCTAACTATGATGCAATGTACAAATCTACTACATATGAAGCAGTAAACGGAGTTACTAGTATGTCTCAAACAATTGCAAAAGTAGCATCAACAGCAACAGGTGCTGTTGGTAGATACCAAAATATACCTAAATATATTGTAAAACGTGCTAAAGATGCAGGTTTAGAGCCCAATACTGCTCTATATAATGAAGAAAATCAAGAAAAAATGGGTGAAAGTTTAATTGATGCAGCATGTGGAAAGTATATTAACAGTGAAAATACAGGAAATAAAACTGATCTTCAAAATGCTATACAAGGATTAGGACGAGCATGGGCTTCACTTCCTATAGTTATTCAAGGTAAAAAAGTAAAAATTAATGGTAAGTGGCAATGGGTAGACGGTGATACAGTAGGAGACATAGATAGTGGAATAGGAAAGAAAGCTTATTATACTAATTCGGCAAATAATGGAGGAAATTCTACAAAAGATAGATCAGTAGGAGAGGCTGTTCAAATAATAATAAAAACTAGAAAAAATTTTGATAAACTAACTAAACCAGAATATATTCCTACATATATTAAATGGGATGATTTATAAATGACATAAATAAACAATATATATTATAAAACAAATTTTATAACACATGATAACACTTCAAACAATTCAAAATGCAAAACTATTAGAAAAATACTATTTTGATTCACCAACATACACATATCAATCTTTAAATTCTAATGCAGCAAGGAATGCAAAGTATGTTTATAATAAAGATGCTGAATATTATCTTTCAGATGGATCACCAACTAAAACTTTTGGAATAGAAGATTATAAAACGCAACTTGCTGGAACCGATAAAGATTGGGGTGGATCTATGCAAAGAGCTGCTGTTATACAAGCAGTAGTTGAAGATCATTTTGGTCCAATTTATGGAGATAAAGTTTTTATCCCAAAATTAATAAGTAAACAAATGAAACGTAATCAATTAAAAACAAACCAACTTATTGGTTATCCTTATTTAGGAGCTGATTCAGGAGCAGGAGGTGACCATCATACTGGGAATAATAATGCATTTGCATTAGATTTTGCAAGTAAAGATCCTTCTACAGGAGAACTATCATCTAGGGGAACTGAAATGTATGCTTATATTATGGATTGGTTGTCTACTAGTGGAAATGCAAATTTTACAGACCCGGAATTTAGAACAGAGGGAAAAGATGGGAAGGTT